TGACCAATACAGCTTCCCATCGTTCCCAGGGCCAATATCGCTGTCCGGTGTCCTGCTCATCCACATCAAGCCTGACTTGTTGTCTTTCGTGCAGGCGTTCTCCATAGCTATTGTAGTGCCACTGATAGTAAGGATGGTTGTGCCTGCATATTGGCCGGTGGTTAGTACCGTGTAGTCCCGTGTGACCCCGCTTTCTAAAGCACCGTCGTCAATATCGGTTGTGCCAGAAGCATAGCTGATGGTCTGGCCGGTGACAAGGGGTTGGGCAGGAAAATCATAGTAATACTTAGTTACTTGTGGCCTTGCCTCTACTTGAGAATTCAATATAACCACAAAGATTAAGCATAGTAACAGACTAAATATTCGTTTCATTTTTCCCTCCTATCTTTCCACTATAACTTCGACTGTGCAACCAGAACTAACACACTTGAAGCAAAAGATTGTAGAACCCGAACCTACCTTTAAATCCATAGAGAATGATGACTCTCCTGGAACTGTAAAATAGTTATCCCCAGGAGACCGAGTAGCTGCAATCAACCAGTCTTGCTCACCTCTTGTCTTAGCAACAAAGGAAGAAATCTTATCCCCCTCTACTTGAACATGAGTCCAAGTAGATGTATTACCCGCTTTTACAATAGGAGTTTCAATAGTATCCTGAGCAAAAACCAGACTACCAAAGAATAAACTTACTGCACAAATAAAAACTAGTATTCCTTTCATTTTCTCCTCCAGGTTAAATTATTTTTAGGGAAAGATTCAAATTTTGAACCTTTATCTCATTCACCACCATGATACTTAATAATACTTTTTGCCAAGCCAGGGAAACCTTCCTTCCCAAATCCTCTGACCATTTGACCAATCTGAAGTCCACCAGGAGCATAGATAAGACTACTACGGATAGTAGCCTTCATCTGCTTCTTTGCCGATTCCATATCTGAAACTCTAAGTGGAATACCACCTGCAACTACAAGAGTCTTAACTGCATCATGAAAGGGCTTCCAAGAAGCAGGAAGATCAAAGTCAAGAGGAAGAGGGCCAGTCCAAACTGTTCTTCTTGCTGTCCCAGGCCCCCACAAGGGGCCAGCTATAAGATGATAAGCTACTGCACTTGAAAGAGTCCAAGCAAGCATCTTATTTGCTGAGGCACTTATATCTCCAGATCGAAACATCCACTTACCAAGAGCACTTCCATAGTTCATCCACCAAGTCTGGAATACCATAGCAGTCCTTGTAACTCCACCACCTACCTGAGCAAACAATGGACTATCCGCAGCTCCATAAAGATACTGAGTATCTGCGATCACATCTTTAACCCAAAGAGACTTAGCCTCTTCCCAGGACTGCCTTGTCCCAATTCGAAGTTGCTCCTCAATCTCAGCTTGGACCCAACGCTCCCTACTACTTAAGTTAAGTTTCTTCTTAAACCTTTCAATCCCTCTTGTCCCAGTCTCAAGCTTACCTCCTTCTCCAATTCGGATATACTTATTAAAGAAGTATTCCCACTTGTCAAGAGCCGCTCCGCCAGTGACATACCTATTATGCCTATCTGATCCCTTGAACATCCACATAGCATAATCTCTCATCTTCTGCATTTGAGGGAGACTAAATTCCTTTTCTCCAATCCTAAGAATCTTCCCATATTGACTAACTGCAGGACGAAAAAGCAAGTCCGGGGAATACTCCGTAATAGCTCCAATATCTCGAATATACTTCCTCGTCTCAGGTTGAAAGGCTCTCCGATAACCTCTTGCAAGCCAATAGAAGTCCTTAATCCCTCCCATATCTGCAGGAACCATTAGAAATGGTTGGATGTAGTTCCTCATAGCTGAGAAAGGTTTGAATCCAATGCCTCCCATATAGATAAGATCATTGACTGTCCAAGCAAGCCTCATAACTCTACTGTCATCCCAATGAGTACCAAGAAGCCTATTGACCATCCGAGCAACCTTAGCATCTACCTCACTTGCTTGACCAAGCATTCTCTTAACGTAGTGGTTACTATAACTCCGAAGCTTAGGAGGCAAAGTCTTTATAGCCTCATTCCACTCTGGAAGATGAGGATTAACAAAGACCTCTTTACTTTGACTTGTTGCTCGTCTCTCTACTACCCTTCCAAGATCTGAGACTGCTTCTTCTGCGGTTTCCTTTGTTCTGGTTTTAACGAATCCGGCTGTTGCTTTACTCGGTGGTAGTTTTGTCATTCTTCCAGGTCTGTCAAAAAGCCTTTGTCCATAGTTCTCCAGGTAGTGAGGAAATCCTACCTTAGCTCCTTTACCTCTAAAGGTAAGAGCTTTAAGAAGTGTCTTTTCGGCTCCAATAGCTTCTTTAGCTTCAAAGTCCAAGAACCAATGAGGATGGTCTTTAGCAAGAGTACGAAACCTACCAAGGATATTCTCAATTACTCTTACCTTATTCTCAAAACCTAAGTTATTTCCTTCAGCAAGAACTTCAGTAATATAAGAGTCCATCTTCCCAGAAAACCTACTGGTCAACCTCTCAAGTCCATTGACTCCTTCTGGTGTAAGTCCTCTCAAGTGAAAGAGTTGAGGAATCTTTTCCTTCATAAAATTGGCGTACATATAGTCTGTCCAAACTGCATAGGACTTAGCAATTCCTTGGATTATAGGAGAAGTCTGTGAGAACCTTGCTTGAATAGCTACTTGTGGAGCACCACTTCCTTGAGCATCATCCATCCATCTTACAAGTTTCCCAGCCTCATCCCACTCAGCTTGACTGTAGCCTGCTCGAAACTCCCCTCGCTTAGTAATCTTCCCAAGTCCTCTATTTACCTGGATAAGATGGAATTGCTTGACAGCCATATAAGAAGCTGAATTAGCGTTCCCAAAGGCTTTCTTAATAGGCTTATAAATTCTACTCATAGTATGATACATACCTTCCCAAGGCCCAAAGACTTTCCTTATTGGAAGAATATAAGCTCTATTAGTTATGTCTAACTTCCTTAGTACTTTACCCTCATTAAGAAGTGTATCCAAAAGGACTTTGCTGAAATCCCTTGCTCCGATGGTATCCCAAGTGAGTCTCTCTACTTCCTTCGCCCCGAAGAGTCTCCCCACCTGGACTTTAAACAGATCATCTACTTTATAAACTCTATCACTTCCAATGAGAGTTTTAAAATACTTCTTAAACTGCCTCTTAAAGAATTCAAGTTTCTGTACTTCTCTTGAGGTTGTCCATCGCTCCATAAGTTTCTGAGCGGGTCTCCTCAAATCTCCCATTTTGTTAAAGATTTTCTCTGCATTATGAATAGGAGAATATATCCAACTTCCAGACCTTCCTACAGGAGCCCAAACATGACTCTTTCCTCTTAGGACTGCCTCTACTTCATCTCCACTAAGCCCATAAGTCTTTGCAAGCCCAGTCCTTGGAGTAACATATTCAAAGGTTTCAAGCTTCCTCATAAGACCATCAAGTACAGACTTAGGCTCAAGATTAATAGACCTCATTCCAAAAGAAGGAAGTCTACGACCAGCAACAGCCAGAGGCTTAAGCAACGGCTTGGCGGTAACCTTCAAGCCTTTGCCAATCCAACCAAACGGCAGAAAAACAGCAGCATCAAGACCAAGATGGACAACCTTCTGGCCCAAAGAACCAGCAGCAAATTCCTTCCTTCCTGAAGGAAAGAGGAAAGTTGCGAAGGGAACAATGTCAGCTGCAGTACGCAGAGCAGCAAAAGTCCCAGGACTCCAAGCAGCAAACTCCTGCTCAAATCCCTCAAAGGTAGGACCGATCTCAGGAATAGGAATAACTTCCCTTAGTACTTTGGGTGTAGTTCTAATAGGTTCAACTATCATTTTTTAATCCCCTTTACTCCACCTTCTTCCAAAGCGTCTATTTCTTCAGGAGTTAATATGCTTCTGATTCTTTCTAAAACTGCTTCCTTCTTGAGTGCTGCAGTAAAATCAGATTCCCCAGCAGCAATTAACAGTTCACCTATCTTATCCATAGCACTTTTGAAAAGTCCTCCTACTATCGCAGAGTCCTTAACAATTTGCTTACTTGCTACCTTAAGACGTCCTTTAGCAAACTCCCATTCAGTAGGCTGCTTGAACGTTATATCAGGAACCTGATCTCCGTCTCCGGCTCCGGTGGCTGTCTTAATAGGTGTTCCTTGATTATCCCTTACGATTTTTGTAGCAGAATCTTGGTGGAACTTTCCAACGGCTCCGTTGGCATCAACAAGGCTTATAACTCTATCTGCAGCCGCCAAGACGATAGCTCCATCCTTTATCTTAATCTCTTTTCCTGGCCACAGTGAGGAGACTACAGTTTCAGGAGTAGGATTAAAAAATACTTTGAAATTAGAATTAGGATAACGATTTTGAAGAAGATCATTAAGTTCATTTACTGTTTTTGCAGCATTAGCTACAGCTATATCTGCTTTAGAAATGCCCTTCTTTTTTTCTTCTTTCGTGGGTTCTCTACCTCCATATCTTATAGGAAGATCCTTCAACTTCTCCACAATAATTCTCACTGAAGCATTCTTAATATCATCAGTATCTGTATCCAATTCATAGTGAGCAAAAGCATCCCTCAAGTCTCCTGGAACATCTTTGATTGCGGCATCTGGTCTACCTAAATATTCTTTGTTAATTCTATCTTCTCCAGTCACAAGGTCTTTCCCAGGTTGAATTAGAACACTAATTCCTCCTTCTATCATAGTCTTTGAAGGCCCAGTAGGTCTAAAGTTCTCATTCATCATTCTTGGAACAGTCCAACCTAACTGCTCTGCCTCCTTAACATCTCCAAGAATAAGACTTTGTTCTCCGATCATTATTCCTTGAGTCTGTGGGTCTTTGTAGGCTATCTTATCTCCTACTTGAATAAATGTAGGAACCTTAGCCATCTTTTCTCCTACTCCTTCTCCATGCATTACCATAGCTCTTCTTACTATTCGCTCTTCTTCTCCAAAACGAAAAGCAGCAATTTGACGATAGTTCTCTGGAATCTCTGGAAGTGGGTTCCCTTCAGCGTCCTTAGGAAATTCTGTCTTTGGATACATCTCATCAAACCATCTTCCCTTCTGAGCCATCTCATTGATAGGAGAATGAGCAAGAATCATCTTAGCAGCAGTTAACTCCGTAGGACTCATTAGACTTGCTAAGGAACCCATCTGCTCAGCTATAACTTTCTTTGAAGCAGGAGAAGCAGTCTTATAAAGATCATTGAATTTATTAAGGGCAAACTTCATCTGGTCTGCTCCAAATCTCCTCTCCCTATCTTTCATAGCCTGAATAGTATTCATACTTCGTAGAACATCTTCTGACCCAGAGTCAATCCCTAAGCTTTTACCTGTAGACATAAGTTGTCGAAAGTAATTTATCATATTCTACTCCCTTATTTATCCAGCCACTTTATAACAGCCTCAGCTACTGCTTTGTCGAAACACTTTAGTATTGGGATCATAGCAGAGACTGGCCTAGGAAAAACTATTAGATCACTCTCAAGTTTAACTACTGCTAACTCTTCAAAGCAATTTCTTATTTCATCTATAAGTACTTTAAGTTCAATCTTTTCGATTATCATCTTTTACTCCTTAGTACCAATCTCCCCAGTCACTTTTGCTTCCGCCACTTCCATATTCTCCATGTTCCCAGCCTTCCCAATCATAGCCTCTACCATGGCCCCCTTCAGGAGTATAACTTGAGAAAGAATCTCCAAAATCTCTTCTCCAATCAGGTTCTCCGCCCCAGAAATCACCACCTCCTCTAGGAGTCTCTTGACCTTCTCCCCTAAACATTCCTCCAAAGAGCTCCTTCTTCCAAGCGTCTTGCTCTCCCATTAAATCCTTGTAGAATTCAAAGACCTCCCTTTGCTTCGATGTTTCTTGAGCATACTTACTCTTCTCCCAATCAAGAGCAGCCTGAGCACTTCTGCTCTGAGCCCTAATCTGTCTCCTTCCAAGATTAACATCTCTCCACTTGAGCCATTTCTCGTGCTCCAATCTGGCTTCCCACTGCTCCTTTCCAGCAGCAAGTGTTGCTTCAAATTGCTCCTGAGCTTGATCAAGGCCAGCGTAGAATTGATCCATAGCACTAAGGTACTTTGCACTCTTAAGTGCTTCTCCCCTTAGTATATTCTCATAGGCTCCTGGCCACCGATAAGATGTTTCCGGAGGCAGAAACATACCTACATCTCCAAGACCTGTTCTTGCCATAACTAATCCTCCTTATTGCATTTTCCACAGCCTAAATTGCTATTAGTATTCCTCTTAATTCTCAATCGTCTGACCGGCTTAGTTCTCTTAGGTGCAGAAAGTGTTCGTCTATGCTGCCTCTTGCAGGGTCTATCATTTAGTACTTCAATTCTACCTGTCGCCATTTTAATTCTCCTTATATTTTAAGGGGCACATTGCCACTCATAAAGTGCATCAGAACTATAGTTTAAGTTAATATAAGCGTTTGCCATCCCTGGGGGACAATCATTGTGATTATAACCACGAACCTCATTTCCATTGCAGCGCTTAGTATCGTAACCTAATTCACTGCAATTAACTTCTACACATTCATTCACACAAGGGGGAGTTCCTCCTGAGATGGTATATCCACAACCTCCACCTCCGGAAGCATCCGAAGTGTATTGAGTTTCTTGTTTATACTTCCCTACGATTTTATACCAGCGATAAGGGCCTCCAGCATAGCCATCTGATTCCCCTGGATAGCTACAAGAAGCATTAATATATACCCATTGTCCAATCTCACACCTTATATAATCTGTCCCAGTATTCCCACAAGCATCTGTAACTGTAACTGTTCCTGTCCCACAAGCAGTAGCATCAGCATAAATTAATATTGTTGTAGCAGCAGTGGCAGTTTGTCCAGTTGTTGGGCCATCTACAGCATCAAAGTGAAATCCAGTTCCAGTTATAGTCCACTTATATGGAGGATATTCAGGTTCTCCACCTAATGCTCCTCCAACATAAACCGCAGCAGCAGCCTCTCGAGCTATTTCATCACAATCACTTCCATATCCAAGTTGTATACTATCTACATCACAAAGAACCACAAGATCAACTTCAGTACATTCAAGTGGACACTCTATAGACCATTCCCAATGGCAAACCTCGCCCCACTCAGTCTTGTGTGTAATAAAGAAATGGCAATGACCAATAGATTTGTCTGTCTTATCAGGAATAGCTCCATCTGGATTTATCTTGAACTTTATTCCTGGGCCACCGTCTATTGTACCTTGTCCTACTCCAAATGTAGCAGAGTCGAAGTAGTTTATTATATAATCAAAGCAAGGTACTCCATCACACTTTGAACTTGCTACTGTCCAAGTACCCTTATCGGGATAGCCTAATGGTAGCGGTGGAGACCAGTGATCCTTCTTCCACATAACTACTGCATAATCACACTCGCCATATTCTATAGCAAGAAGAGTTCCACAATCAGGATACTTTATTGGCTTCGGAATTGGGTCTTCTGGCCCTGGAGGTTTGTAGTGCATTTCTCGGTAGCCTTCACCAGAACGATACGGCTTTTCAAAAACCGACTCCTTCTCCAGACTTTCCTTCATATACCTAATTGGAGCTTGGAAAACCTCTCTAAGACTCTTTCCAAGATCCATGTAAAGTCTTCTTTTGCTATAAGCCAATTTCTCCTATTGCCTCCAACTCATAGAGGAATGACCAAATCTCAAGCTCAAGATCAGCAGTATCTCCAATAAATTCAAGTTGAAAAGCTGTACAACCTACTTGGCTTGTGTTCAATCCAGGTGTTGTCATAGTATAACCGGAGTTTACGAGACTCATAGCAGAAGGTATAGCAATTTCTACTCCAGTTTCAATAAGATTCTTATAAAAGTTGGTAGTAATACTCCCTGAACCTCTTGCCTTGAGTTCTGCCCAGAGTCTTCGAAAGTTAAACTCAAAGATAGTAGCCTGCTCTGGGTCAACACAGATAGCCCTTGTTCTTATAGAATGAGTAATTTTAGCGTCAACTTCTGTACTTCCACTAGGAGCACTTTTATCAGTCGTATCATCCTCAAGGCGAAGAACTCTACCTACATTATTCCCTGCATAAGTATAATATCTCCCTCCAGTCCCACGAAGGTGTGTACCACAGATAAGATAATCAGTTGCTCCACCTACTGTTCTTTCCCAAGGAGGATACCACTCATTGGATACATAGTTATAAACAAGTTCTATAAGTCCAGTAAGAAGATGGTATTCATTATTAAGGGGATCAATAAACGCTTGACAAGCACCAAGCTTATTTGCTGCCATTGCAGTAGTATACTCAGTATTAAAATACTGATCTACTGGCCCTGAGACTTTTCTTGGTTTCCTTCCATCAATGACATAGACTCCATCAGTATCCATAAAGAGACAGACGCTTAATGCTTCATTTCTGTGCATTCCAGGAAAGCCAACCTCTGAAACCATAGGAGTCTTAGCAGCGCAAGTCCCAATAGTATCAGCTATCTTCAGAGTTCCAAAGTTTTTTGGATTCTCTCCCTCAAGCAACCACACAGAGTTTGCTTTGAATACAAGAAGCTCATTGTAGAATCTTACTACAGAAACAATCTCTTCCATATTTCCAAAGGCATCAGTGTAACCACTATCCTTTCCACAAAGGCAGTCTGGTCTTCCAGCAGCACTATATCGAAGTCTGTTTGGATACTCCGGATCTGGCCAGAAGAAAGCCCTACTCTTAAACTCAATGACTCCTTTATACTTAGGAATCTGCTCAGGATAAAGAGCCGTAGTTACAGCAAAAAGCCTAATATCCTCAGCAGTATTACCAAGTGCTACATCCCAGGAAACTCTGTACCAAAATCCAGCAATCGAATCAAAGTCCATTGTCCTTTTCTTAACTGCTAATCCTGCAGCATTCCACCAGACTGTCCCAGTCTGAGCAAAACTTGAATCACCTGCTTCATCTAAGGTTTCGTCGATTATCCCAGTACTTATTGTTACCCAAGAATCTCCATCCCAATAGTCAATATTATCTATCTTTGCAGCATCTGTATTCTCATAATTTGGTACTACAGCAAAGCCAATTCCACACAAAGGAGTCACAGACTTAACATAGATAAAGTCAGTTGTTGTCGCAGCTTCAAGTTGAAGATATTGAGAAGTAGACTCATTAGTAAGTGTCCCAAGATAGTCTACATACTCCGTAGCACTTTGATCGTAGAACCTAACTCCTGTAGGCCACTCATAGACTCCATTCCACTTGTTAGTAACTGGAGCAGGATCAAACTTAACTTTGCAACTAACTACATCAACTGAACCAGACAAAGCACCAGTAAAATCTATTTTATACCAATAGCCCATCATGCCATTAATGACTCTCATGGTATCACTGGCACTTCTTGTCCAGGTAAACGCTCCACTCTTAGCATGAGTCTTAGTACTAGTTGCTGTATCTAATGTTCCATCAGTAGCACTTCGATCAGCCCAGGCTCCAGCTTGCCAACTATAAACAACTGCAGTTTCAGCAGCATCATTTACAGTATCCCCAAGGACAAGAGTAATGGCCTCAGCAATCTGAGGGCTACAGACATAGTACTCATCGTTTGCTGCTCCAAGTACTAAAGCTTCTGTTTCAGTTCTATCATCAGTAACTTCTCTGGTATAGTCACTATTTACGTCTTCGCTATCATCATGAACCACAAAACCACTACAGAAAGGATCATCTCCTCCCCAGATAATCGGAGCACTTCCTCCATCAGCATAGAAGAACAACTCCTCTATCATATCAGAAAACCCAGGAACTGTGCTCGAGGGATCAGAGGAAATTGCAGACCCAAAGGTAGTGCCACTTGCTGGAGGATCATTGGTAGCATCATAAAGACCTCCATTACATTGAGCAAGAAAGTGATAGTCCTCATTCCTTGGATGAGTATATTGGTGAAGGGAGAGAATTGAAGCTGCAGCAATTTGTGTAGTATTATGATGAGTACAACCCTTCCTTGCCTTCCAACCTCCAAAGGGACTCACTTTCCTCACATTCCTTCCATCAGAGATTCCTCCAACAGGAAGAAGTGTAGGTGGAGTAATAAAGTCATACTTACCATTAAGAGGTTCTTTGAATATCTTAATTGCCATTAGTAAGGATCTCCTATCATTGTTCCATCACTCTCAGGAATCCGACTTGCAAGCCAGGCATCTACCTCAGCTCTTGCATCCTTCACTCTATCTACATAGAACTTGATTACATTCTTATCTATTGAAGCAGAAGGCTTCATCATAGCCAATACAGTAGCATCAAGGACAATTAGCATATGAGTTTCTTCAGGCAATCTTGAAATTGTCCCGAATACTGAATCAGTACTAACTGTTCCTGTAATAGTTGCAAGTCTTGTAGAGGCTACATAATCAGTGATAGTGTCAATAGTCCCAGCAAGAGTACCATCGGTTATCTCAACATCAACATTATTATAGTAATCATCAACCCTTTTAGTGTTTAAATTATCTGGAAAGTACAACTTTGTAGCTGCACTTCCAGTAGTTGCAGTCCCTGTTTGAAGGTCAGGAACTCTGATTTGATACCAAAGGGTACAAGCAGTAGAATAAGAATCCTTGTTAATTTCGAGAGTACTCAGAAGAGGATATGCCTCAAGTGATCCAACATCAAGACTTGTTCCTACTGGTCTCGAGATTCTCCGATAGGCTACCTTCTGGAGCCAATGGACTGGAGATCCAGAGTCTGTCTCTTCCATATAGATAGGTTTACTGCAATCAGCTGGAAGAGTGACAACACTATCTGAAGGAGTAACAGGGGCACTCTTTATCAGCCACTGCCCAGGACTCGTAGCAACAAGAAGAGCTATCTCCCTTTGCGCCATATTGAGTCTTCTTACGAGGTTTATATCACTCCAATGAGACTCAACAGCTTCGTTAATATTATCCCGAAGAAGTTCTAACATTTCTACAGCATTCATAAATTTCCCTCGAAAGATTCAAAAATTGAATCTTCTACTCAATACGATATTTTAAAGTCTTCTGAAGCACCAAAGGAACCCTCTTGAGGAGGAGTTCCTCCAGGAGTAACTCCTGACTCTTCAGCAGCAAAGTCCATCCCCTCCAGTTCTCTCACTGGATTCTGAGGAATAGGTAAAGCCTGGAATTGCTCCTTCAATTCTATCCACATCTGACGGAGATCTTGTAACTCCTGAGTCTTCCGGAAAGTCTCAGCTTCAAGCATCTCACTGATCTCCCTTAATTTAGTATAAGAAATCTGGAACTTCTTCTGTTCATCACTCAACCTGTAACTCTCTACAGCTTCTCCTCTTACATCTTTTGGCATTTTAGTCTCCTATAATAGCTCTTCGCATCTTATATTTTAGAGGAACCTGGATCTTTGTAATTCCTCTGGCGTAGTCATAGAACTCAAAGGCCATAGACTTAAGATCTTCCTTGAATTGCTTCTCCTTAGCCCTCTGAATATTATCATCCATCTGATCAAAGTAAGCACAAAGTTCCTTAAGTGTATACCTCGTTGGATCACCAGCTTGGAGTTTCAATAAAATATCTGCTCCGAGCTCCCTGAAAGTCCTTCCCTGAGTTTGTACAGTCAACATATGGAAGGCCTTGTTGTCTATCCTTTTTACCTTCTTCTTTGCTTGACCAGGGAAACGCCAAATCTCCCATTTGTTACTTCCCCAGTCCCACACAGTATCAAGCTCTGGGTCAAGTACCCACAGTTGCTTCTTGAACCCTACATCAGCAACCATAACTCCATCACAAGTTGTTCGATAATCCTTAGATTTCATTTCCTTTCCTTTCTGGAGGAGGAGAGGAGGAGGTAGAATACCCCTCCACCCTCCAGGCCAGCACCGCCAAGTAATGCTAGCTTTTGTTTACCTTCTCGAAGATGTCATTACACTTATCTATGACATCGTTGACTTTGTCCTGGAGATCAGCAACAGTAGTAAGTAGCATAGACCAAACCAATCCCTGAAGAGCCCTTCTTGGACCAGCCGGCATATGTTTAAACTCCGGATCAGTAAGATCTACCTTACCATTTCCGTTACAATACGTACAAGTTACATCACCTTCCAAGACACCAGTTCCAGCACAAGGTTCACAAGTGAGTTCCATATTACACCTCCTTATTTTATGTAGCTATCAAAGTATGATTATGATAATTCGCACCCTCACACTGAGCATCAAGAGAACTCCTAATACAGTGGTCAGCATCGGAATATCCTACAAAATGATTGCCGTCTATCATTAAGTCTCCTACTGCTACATCAGCATTATTGTAGATACCATAACAAGCTCCGCCTTCTGCATTAAAAAACTTGTTATCTAGAATGAAGCTGTTTCTAACTCCAGTTGTCATGGCTACACAATAAATACCATATTTCCCATCACCACCAATTTGAGTAAACAGATTATTTCTAACCACAGACCTCATTCCTTGGCCCAGGGTAATCTGTTTATCTCCTCCCTTCCAAAATGTGTTTTCAGTGATATAAGTAGTATCCGTTGCATGAGAGGTGTCAATACCGCAGACAATTGCTTGTCCATCTCCTGGGGCTAATGCATAAAGGTTATTATTATGAATCCAGGTATTATACTGAGTGGCACTACTCGCTAATCTTATCGCAGCATAAGTATTACTGCCATAAAAAGTGAGCCTGAATCCAGCGATTTCAAGGTTGTGCGCTCCGTTTGCAGAAATTATATCCTTTGCCGCTGTTTGCCGAATCTCGGTTCGAGATAAAGCACCCCAAGGCCCAGGATCGGCCGCCAAAAGCTTCTGGTTCTCTGCAGTAAAAGCAATGGTGTCAGTCTCTATATACTGTCCAGGCCAAACAACAATATCCTCATTCGCCTGAAGATCTGCAAGGGCATCAAGAATAGTATGATAGAGCTGACCATATGGGATATTGTCATATAAGTAATCAGCGTTTACTGCATCCACTTTACAAACATGAAGTTGCTTACGTGGATATCCAGTAATCAATCCTCTAACTGTTGGATCTAAATTCTTTAACTTAATCATTTTAACTCTCCTTATAGTTTACCCCCATAGGTTTGAGGTTATCTCCCCTATGGGATACTGGATAAAAGGTTAATTATTAGCCTCCGTAGCCCTCATTGATTCCCTTCGTATAAGCAATATCCGTCAGGACACCTTGAGTACTTCGATTTGTAACGCCCAGCTCGCAATACCTAAACAGCACTGCTTCATACACATCATAGCCAGAAATCCGGCTCAGGATTGCTCCATCCTTCTGCATCCAATCATAGTCACTCATCCGATACATCTGGAGATCTTTAGTTGTAAGGAAATAAATCTCTCCGTCAATAGCGTCATTGTCTACAGTAAGTGGTACTCCATTATAATCCAGAGCAGACCAACCTCCGTCAAGCTGCATTGTATTGACAGCTCTCCGATCAGCCTGGCACAGCTCCAGATACTCTCGCCTGATGGCTCGAGTGGTTAGAATAAGATTTGGCCCATAGTCCTTACCAGCTGTCTCCTCCACCATATCAAACATAGTTTGCATAAGCGTGAGGGTCAGAGCTCTCTGCCCTGCATACCGGCCAGAACTATGAGAATCCACAATGGCTTTGAACCAAGGATAGTTAGAAACATCCAGAGTCTGCAGTGGATCATTAGTAGCACCACCTGCATCAGTCCCATCCGTTAGGGCAATCTCATCAAGATCAGTGTCAGTAACGATCCCTCTGATCCCCATTGGCTCAAGTCTGTGTGCTCCAGCAGCTGCATAGGTACCAAGGGAAGCAGGCCTCACGTAGAAGGTACCTGCTGCCTCAGTAACATCAGCTGTAGTAACAGTTATAGTATCATAAGCAGCACCCCTTGTAATAGCTGACACTGCCCCATTAATCGTACCGACAGTAAACGTAGCAGAACCTCCGAATGTAGCACCAAGAACAGTAACAAGATCGTTTCTCTTCTCTACATACTTTGAACCAAAGGTACTACCCCAGCCATCACCACCAGCACTATTACCTCGATACTTCTTCTGCAAGGTTATCGTAGTACTATCACCACTTCTCCATCGAGCTAAGGTGCCGTAGCCACAACCCCACATCATCCTGTTAACCTCTTTTTTGAGGTCATCCACAATTCCTCGGATTTCTGTATCCAGGGCTTTGGCGTAAGCTCCTTTACTATCCCTAGTAGCCGCCAGTGTAGGGCCAGTCAACTCAACACGGCCGTAGAGATACTTCATTGGAACTGTGCATGTTTTAAAGCGTTGATAATTGGAAGTAGGCAAGGCTCCACCATCAGCTCTTGCACCAGTTCCTGTACTTCTCCCATAGTGATTCTCAATCGTAGCATCCTTACCAGAAATATCCTTTTCATTAGTATCAATAAAAGCCGAGAGGATATTTGCCTGATTCAAATACTCCTGAATCCCTTCGAGGTAGTACGTCTTCAAGACCTCATCATAATGGCTCAGATTAGCATAATCACCAGTTGCCATAGTTATTCTCCCTTATCCACTTGCTTAAAGTAGTCCTGTGTAGCTTGAAGTGGAGTAACAAAACCTTCTCCTGTTTTCATAAAAGAGAACTTCTTCCCTTTATGAGAAGCTATACCTCCACCTTTGCCATCAGCCTCATTAAGCTTATTCTCATCAAACTTCTCTATGTCCACACCAAATTCTTTGGCATGAGCCTTTCGAAGCTCAGCGATTTTATCCGCCTTTGTATTAGCCACAGTCTCAGCGTGTTGCCACAGAGTCTTAGTCTTATCCCTCATAGCAATACTGAACACCTTGGAAACGTCCTCATCGTCTAAGGCAGGGAACTTAGCCTTTAGTCCATCCTCAAACTTGCTCCTAATCATTCCAGTCTGAACTTCAATAATATCATCCATTCGTTTATTCTGAGCATCAATCTTTTCAGAGACGCTACTTAGAGCCTTAGCCACAATATCATCAACCTTGGTCTTATCTGGTGGAGTAATATCATCTTTCTTCTTCTGAAACATAAGATCATCAGGCGGAGGTTCTCCTCCCTTTTTCACAAGAACATTACCCTCTGCGTCAATAATCCCACCTTTCATGAGATCATTAACTAATCCGAAGGCCCCTTCAGCATTCACAAGAAGCCCTTCGGTATCTAAATTATACTTATCACAAAAATCCTTAACCTGCGCTAACTGCTGTGACCCAGCGGTCATTGAACTCACTTGAGAGACCAGGTTCTCTACATCAGTTGTAGAATACTCCTTGTCTCCTACCTTAATTTTTTCTGCGGCACCATCCTTCCCAGGATCGCCCCCAGAGCCGTTCTCGTCAGTCATCTTATTCCTCCTTTTCTAAAGTTATTTTCATTGCTTCCAAACCACCTTGAGCTCTGTAGAAATCTACAAACCTCGGTAGCATAACCACAAATCTAGCCTTTGGGAACCAAGACATAGCCTTCTGAACCATTATTGGAGCCTTGTCCTTTGTATCCCTCGGGGTTTCTGACACAACCTCTTGGAACTTCTCCCACAGATCTTCTGCAAGAATAAGACAATCAACAAAGCCGTCCCAAAGCCGCGCAAGAGATTTTGCGTGTTCCTTCTCTTGACCAAGGAACTCAATAAAAGCTGAATGGAAATCTGAGAAGCCATCAATTGCGACTCCTTCTTCTTTTGCTTTCTTCAGTTCCTCCGTCAATGCCCTCGCCTGTTCTTGAATCTCTGCTTTACTTACCACCTTTACTACCTCCTTTCGCCTCTAATCGGGCCATTCTCTCCTCCTGAGCTTTCATCTGCTCACTAAGGATTTGTTGATGTTGCTGTATATGAGTTTGAAAACTCACTTCAAGAACAAGAAATTTCTTCATATCATCCACCTTCAGTTTCTGATACTCAGGTTGCTTCCTCGCAAGATTATGTTCCTCAATATGAACAGCATGATTATCGTACAAGTTAACTATATGAGTTATCTCTGGTTGACTTGTCAAAGCGTAATTCTCAATCTTAGCATTCTGCCTATCCAAATGAGATTCCTTGAAGATGTCTTGGATGTCATCAGGTACTTCTTCAAGCATTCGAAGCACCCTTTCTCGAGTTCTCTCATCTTCTGGACTTCCATAGAGGCCTTCCTTGTAGTTCTCCTTAATCCGAAACTGTCTTGCTATTTTAGAATCAGGAAGACTGCTCTCCTTAAGCACATGAACATCAGTATTATTCTTTAAATCAGCTCCCTTAAAATTAAACACCTCATATTCAGCAGACCTTCCAGATACACTGATTGTTCTTGCTGTAGTGTATCCCTTTTGTATCCTTCGAAGTACCCTTCCCATACAGGCTTCAAGACCCTCCTCAAAGATTGCATGAGTAGGTACATTCCCAAAATCATCTTGCTCAAGAAGCAAGGCTACCATCTCCCCACTTCGAATATCAGATTTATTAGTTCCTTGAGTCACTTCATGCTGATGATAAAGTTCCATAAGACTTGATGCTACAATCATGAGAGTTTGCTGATAGGTAGCAGGAAGCCCCTTGATAGTCATCATCTCAGGCTTATGCCCCATCACAGGATTATAAAGAATCCTTTGACCATGAGAATCATCGGGAAGTGTTTCTACCTTAGCATTCCTTGGAATAAGCCATTTCCCTCTTGCCATAACTCTATTGAACTCGGCAATATCACCTAATGTTCTGTTCCAGATCTTCTGCAACCAGATAGCAGCTTCTGTAGTTGCCATTCCATGAAAGACTCCAGGAATTTCAATGTCTTTGAAATGCTCCATATGGTAGTAATTAAAAGGATAGTCACTCTGCTCAAGAACAATTCCATTAGCTCCAATTATGAAAAGTCCCTTCGGAAATTCAGTATTCGGTTGAATATAAAGCTGTATCTCTATAGCTCCTTCAAGTTTATGAATAGCAGTAACAGCACCTGACAAAGTACCAAATAAAGCGGCTGTATCAACAAAAGGAATAGGCCTTGTCTCTGGGGAAACCTCCCCACCTCTCTTATATCTCGAGAAGTACTCAAGAGGACGAAACTTAGCTTTCCACATCCAGGGGAAAGAATGAAGGTCACAGTCATTAAGACCACTTGCAGGAACTCCAATCTCAAACGGAGACCAAACTCCACACTCTACATCTCCCAGATATTCTACTTCTCCCTTATCATTAATCGTCTCTGGGCCAGCCTTTGGGTTCCATCTATCATCCAGAAAGCCATTACCACAAGAATAAATCCAACCTCCAAGCTCCCGAATTTTCTTCCTCATTTGGCCTTGTCTCCAGAAACTCTTTAGAACCTTATCTCCTACCTTTGCAGCCTTAATATCTTCTTGATCAGTAGAAGAAGGAACTACACTCATCCGAGGATTATTCCTAATAAGCCTTGAAATCTGTTTCTGGTATCTTGGAAGTATCTTGTTATCTACTACCCTAAGCCTTCCTTTCCTCTGAGCAATATGTTGGAGAAGTTGAGCAGCTTGGTTATAAAAAGTGTATTGCTTACCCCCAAGAAAACTCAGATTGATAAGCCACTTCTGCTCATAGGGCTTCCGTAACTCCATCCCTATTTCAAACTTCTCTTTTATTAAAAACCAGAGTTTATCCTTCCCAACTCCTTTAGCAGTCTTCTTCAGCATAGATTTAACTGTTCGTTTTGTAGCCATCCTAATCCCACCTAAAGACCTCCAAAGAATTTTGATACAGTATCTGTCATCCCCAATCTCCTACTCCTGAGCCAGGCGCCTGAAGCCCACTACTCTTTCACTCCTTACCCCTTTCCATAAGTCTCTCATAGTCAGCCCAAAGATCTTGTCTTCTTTCTATACCCCTTTTATAGTTTTCCATAATAGGAAGATTCATTCCATAAGGACTTTGATACTCAGGTTGAGGAACAGTAGGCCTTCTCTCTGGTTCAATAGCACCATAACTACCTACATCTTGACCTTCTTCTGAGCCTTTCCAAAGCTTCATATAGTCTCCCCACATTTTCCCCCAGAAGTCTTTAGGAATCTCCCAAAAGAACTCTGAAGCCCAGTCACTAAATCCCTCAGCCATCTTTATTCTCCAGTAAAAGGTTCGATGTTTGAATCTTTACTCATCTGATTCAACAACCTCTCCGGCTATATCCTCATCTTCTCCAAGTACATAAGGAGCAGTAACTTCTCCTCCTCCAGGAAGTGTATAGGTCTTCAACTCCGGTATATCCCTCGCCATAAGTCTGTCCATGAGATCTTTGTTCTGCAGCTCAAGTCTCTTAATATGCTCCCTAAGAACTACCAAAGCAGCAGTCTCCTTCTTAGCGGCAAGAAGCCTATGCTGGAGAAGTCCCTCAATTTTCTCAAGTAATTCAAATACCTTCTTGGCTTTAAACATAATAACCTCCTAAAAAAAGACCAAAAAACCAAAGACATAACAAAAAAAACCAACAGCCAACGAACTGCAGAGGCACTACTTTTTTGGCTTCTTCCTCGTTGGCTTCCAACCGTGAGCGATTCCTCTTAGTAAATTAGCTTGCTTCTGAGCCTTTGCTTTGGTAGTACTCTTAGCAGAAACCTTTCCACCATGAGATACTCGATATCCATCTATCTTCTTTACTTTAACTGGCATTACCACTTCTCCCCTTTTAAAGTGTCTTTGCAACGAGAACTTACTAACTCCGTAAGAGCAAGAATCTCGGAAGGGCCTATGTTAGTTGTATACCATCCAAAGCCATAACTGTCTTCCTTATCATCCAGAAGAATAAGCACAGCTTTATTAGGACTCTTGACAGGACTCACTTCCTCACTAAGCTCCTTAAGGGCTGTTTGAAGCATCCCTTTAATATCCCAAGCTCTTGTGTCGTTTAACTTCTTTGCTATATAAGCAACTTTACCAGTCTTCTCCATAGAATTCTACCTCCTCTCTGTCCTCAAGAGCTTTCTTTTGAAGTGCAGTAGCAAGACATCTTCCCTCAATAGAAATATCCTCATCAACAACATGATCTTCTCTGTTAAATTCCCTTATAGCCATAGGATCATAGCTGGGTCTTGCCTCCTTAACTTCTTCGTAGTCAAGAGGTGCAATCTCATCTATCTGAAGTGTGATACCAAAGCTAATAACTCCATCATCATGAGCCCCGGACTTTGCTTGAGCTTTCCCTGTCTTACTCCTCACGAAGGTCATAAGCTCTCCAACGATCCTCTGACTATTAATCTTCCCAGTCCTACCAATAAGATATTGCTTGATCCCAGAGATAAGTTCATTTCTTGAGTTTGTGTCTGTTCTCCAGCCCTTCTTATATGAGACTCCTCCCTTCACAACATCATATCTTGGAGCCATGAATAAATTCACTACTCCAAGAAGCATACAAAGATCAAAGGTCGAGAGGCCTGGGCCGTTAGTCTCAATCCCACACCAAGGAGAATCTGCTGAATCAGGCTCTGGGGAGTAGACATCTTGGACTATCTTAATAATCCTTGAGGCAAGTACCTCATCGAACTGACTCCAGTAGATTGCATCTACATTCTTAGTGATTCTATTTAGTACTGTACCAAAGAGATAGTCTCCTCCTTCTTTTCCTTCAACAATATCCCATCCAGTAGCATATCGATGCTTAGGATTAAACTTTTCATAGATTATAAGGTAACCTTCCTCCGAGAACGGAGCTTCGTCAAGAAGTTCTATCTCAAGTTCCTCTAATTTGAGCTTCCCCCAGAGGATAGGCTCCTCTTTCAATTTATGGTAGAAGCGAAGCGAAATCCCTGCTTTTCCCTCAAAAACAGGATTCCCAGATCCAATATAATCAATATCTAATTCTTGTAATACTTCTGAGGGACTTCGTCTTTTACACTCTTTGTTATACCAAGGAGAGACTAACTTCTCATCTGGCTCCCAATCTTCCCTCATCTGAGCTTTATCCTCCTCATTGGGAGGTGGCCAAACACAGGAAATTCCTAATGACTTCTCTGGATGAAGTTTCCAGTGAAGGGTAAGGCGTTTAGTTCTTCCATCTGTAACAAGTCCATAATACTGCCCTGCTGCCCCAAAAGGAGTAGATACCGCAATCCTACAGGGCGTGGCATCTCCTGCAGCTGTCCAGGCAGATTCATCAGTAGATTCCCATTTGGCAAACTCGTCGAATAAAACAGCTGCGTATCGTCCACCAGTCGAAAAGTTGGCATTGTTAGACTCACCTCCAATTACTGCACCAGTCTCAGGATTCCACAACCTCATGAAGTTGTCATGTTTCCCTCGAATAAAGCCCTTTGGTCTGAGCCACCAAGGGAGTCGGTAGAGAGCGTAACGAGCTTTATGGAATAAAGTTCTTGGGTCTCCTGTTTTGTCAACATAGTCCTCAATTCTGCTTCCGAGGAGGAAGTCCGCTCCTCCTACTGGATCAAGCCAATGGTAGAGAAACACCAGTATAACACTCCATGTGACTCCCATATCTCTGCTCTTTTCGATAACGAGGTCTTTTCCGACATTTATACTCTCTTGTATGTCAAGGATCTCACCTTCTTGGAAGTCCCAAAGGGAAAATGGAATCTCGTGGAGAGGTCGCTTCCTTGGATCATAGGTATAGAAGAATCCACTAAAAGCAAAGACAATATCTCGGAAGAACATTTCCTTGAGCATCTCTCTGAATTCCATATCCTCTGTCGCTCGTCGGAGTACCTTGTTCCTCCAGCGTAAGTTCTCGATCCGATCCTTAGGAATTTCCATTTCACTTTACTACTTTAAGTCCTTTTTTCTCTCTACCTTCCAAGTTTCCTCTTAGCCCAGGTAATAACCTTTAGACTGTGTTTAGAAATATCTCCCAATATAAACTTGGCCACTGCATCAAATTCCTTTGGGTGTACAGACGTAGCTTCACCCCCTGGGCCATATACTAGGTCAACACCAATCTTATTATAAGGATTATCGTACCGTATATCAGTAAATTTAATATCATGCTCCTTGAAGTATTTAATTCTTCCTACTATTTTTTCGGGGGTGATAGGAACCTTTCCTGTAGATAATCCTGTTACTTTAATTCCTTCTTCCCCCCACCTCTCGGCTATACCTGCAAGCTCATCCAGCTCCATTTCTCTAAGTTTATCTCCATACTTCTTCCCAACCTTTTTTCGTCTGAGAACTTCTAGATCATCTAATCCAAGAATATCCTTAATCTTTTCTTCTGATTTTCTAATATGAGGCCCATAAGGCATAGTTTGTTTTGGAAGTTTACTTCCATAAGATTCAAGAGCCTTCGCTCCCCTTATTGCCACAGGGATCTCTCTTTCTCCTCCTTGAGCAAAGCCTTCATATTTTCCTGTAGGTATTCCTCTACCCTCAAGCATTCCCATAGGGAACTTAGTTCCTTTTTCCATAAATTTACCGGTCTCTCTATCAGCTCCTAAAACTTCCCTTAAGTCTTTAATTTGCTTTGGAGTATACACAGGGCCAACTGCTACTTTTCCAAGCTTTCTTTGTTTGAGTTCAAGTAGGGTACGCTTAGCAGTATCTATAGGCAAGTTAGACTGTACGATCTTCCACTTGTCTTCTTGTGGAAAGAATGCTTTAATCTTACCCATCATCTTGGACTCATATTTTTGAAGCTCATTACTCCAAAATCTATCTTTATATGGCATTAACTCAAATTTAGAGACTTCATTAAGTTTCCATCTTGGAGCATACTCAATCTTTGGTTTAGGGAGTTTACTTCGGTAGGCCTCAAGAGCCTCTCGAAGGAATTGACTTTTAAAGCCTTCCTTCATTCTCATGCGAGGATCCTTCATCCCTCTTGCTTTGCGTAGACTTGCTCGATAAGCAGAAGCGAGTTGTTTTGCATAGAGTTCTGTAGCTTCTTTCCCAAAGGCTATAGCTTCTTCGGTACTTTTAAAAGAGGGAATAGGATATTTTGTCCTCCGTATCATTCCTCCAAAGCCAGCAAGAGCAATATTCCTAAGACGCTCCATTTGCTCTTCCTTAGGAAGAAAAGCAAAGCCCTCAAGACTCATCCCCTTATGTGTGCTTCTTAAGAAGCCAGCAAGCCCTTTGCCTCCCCATTTAAGGAAGTCAGTAAGAAGGGTTGGAGGTTGAGACTTAATGAACTCTCCTCTTATTGTGCTGTACCAATCAGAGTTATCTGTAGGCATTAGCCTTCTACCTCTACTTCAAGCAGTTCAGTTATCCCACTTCGTAGCTCTTCATCTGACATATCTTTGACTTCCTTATGAGCATGGAAGTGGACATGTTTTTGAGGCACTGCCTTCTTCCCATATCCTGTCCTGTCAAGTATCTCAAGAGCAGTGTTCACTCTGCCCTTAATATCGTGCTCCTTATTCGTGAGGTGCTCATCCACTGTCTCCAGAGCTATTCCTTGACGGATTTCTAATTCCGTTCTCATGTCTACTGCTTCATACTCTGCCTGAGCTTCCATTCGATTAAGCTCTGCAAGGAAGAGTGGAGAGTTAGTTATTACTGATATTTGTGTAGGGGTTATCCCAAAGAGCACAGCCAGCTCTCCTGGTCTCTTTCCTCCAGCTACCATCATCCTTGCCATACTTCTGTGCCAGGGTCTGAGTTGTGCTATAGTAGGAGTAGTAGTTTGCTCTCGGTCTTGAATTGCAAGTCTGCCCATCAAGAGTGTCCTTTCTCTTTAGAGTTATCCATTATTCCCATAATATCTCAATGTCAAGAGAATAGCAAGAGACCATCATTTGGTTGTAATGGTAAAAGAGACCTAACTCAAAACTATTTCATGAGGTAGGTTTACCCTGGGGTTAGGGTTTATTACAGACAAAGGTTCAATATTTGAATCTTTCCTCGGAATTTATTCCCTCGTAGGGAGTCTCAAATTTCAGATGGGTAGTCTCTGGGCCTTTACCGCACCCCCAAAACTCTTAAATCCCCCCAGAGGCTTTTCCACCACCAGAAATGAATGACGCCTCATTCAATATAAAGTATGACACCTTTGTAAGTTATTGAAATCATTGGAGAATCAGCATATTAGTTAGTCTTAACTAACATTGTTACTCCTACCTATCAAACTTATCTAACAATAACATTGTTACCACTGAGTAACAGTATTAGCCAGTGATGATAGTGTTACTCATACCAAACAATGTTTGAGTATACCTTGACAAGTGTGCTTTGTGTGTCATAATTGATACATGATCAGGCAAAATACACACAGTACAAGATATTGTACTTCGATACAATTTAGTACAATTATTTGTACCTTCCAAGTCATTGAAATCATTGAACAAATCCCTTGAGATACATACTTATACATACATGGGTACAAGAGTTTGTACTTTATCAAACGACTGTTCGGGTAACGATTTGGCCTAACATATTGAAATCATTAAAGATTTACGATTTGGTCAGATTTGGCATGCGGCTTGCATATTAATGTGATAACATCACAAGGCGTGATGCACTTCCGAAAGGAAGGTAATTTTGTTCTTTGACAATTGAATATCGATTTAGGCATTTCACAGGTGACTTCTGTCGTTAATCCAATATGAAGGGAGATTAACAATATGGAAGGAAAACCTGATGTAATTGAGCTAATAGCTCACCCAGTGGTACTTTTCCCTGATTTTAAGGGCAAGAGGATCGAAACCGACAAGCGGTTCGGGGATAAGGTTAACAAGGCAACACTAAGTTGTCCAGTTCCCGAAACCGATGAAGATGCCAAGAGGATGTATGGTATTGACTTGGCCGGATTATTTAACCTGGGTGTCAAGACTCACGTGTATGGCGAGAGCTGGTTCGCTGCCCATATCAAGGAGAGTGTCAAAAATGGTATAGACCTCAACAGTGATGGCTTTATCAAAGGCCTCCAGGCTGGTTTTGAAAGTGCAGTACATCGAACTCCCAGAGTCGCGGGAGCAGGTAGTGGCGCAAAGGCCGAAGCCATGAAGTATAGGGCACTCAAACAGTCCCTGGGTGTTGAAAGTGATGAAGAGCTGGCGGAAATTATAGCCATGATGAAAAAGAAAAAGAAGTAAAACCATCAACCTAAACGGCAGGAGTCACCTGCGAAGTGCCTAAATACTACATAATGAAAGGAGGTGATAGTTATGACTTTTTGGCTTTGGTTTCATGATCTTATTCCAGAGGATTTAGATAAGATGATAAAACTAAATGATGAAACTTTGTTTATAGCAAACTGTGCGCCATGTGTTTATAGTGAAACTGTCTGGGTATGGTATGAATTATAAGGAGCTAATCCACCAAGGGGAGCAGAAATGCTCCCTTTTTTCTTTACCCAAAAATCTTACCTCAGCCTCCCAGGAGCTTGGCAGCCGTAAACTACTGGATTGCTAAGTTATTGAAATCATTGGACAATTCCAATACCCTGCCTCTAACTCATTGAAATCATTGGACATTTTAGCCGACAAAATTACGTCAACTCTCCGACTCTACTGTAGGGTAGACACCAACCCATACCCCGCCCAAAATTGAAGGTTGACTATGAATTTTGTTTTGTAGTAGTAATTCTGTAGTAGTAGTTTTAGTTTTTTATTTTTTTTAAAGAAACAAACAACTACTACTATTAAACTCTACTATTAAACTTTACTCGAAACAATTAAAATTTCGGGGGACGGGTAGGTCGCTACCCTATGGTAGAGTCGGAGCGTAGAGGAGTGAACCCCGGAGTGAACTCTGGAGTAAACTCCATCACCTCGGTAAACCGAGATCACCACAGGAAACATTCAAAATTTGAACCTTTAGGAGTGATATAATATCCCACCCAGCGAGTTTGATTTCAAGGTCGTATTGACAAAACATCCTTCATATGGTATGGTATTTACGTGAACATCGAGGAAACCAGAGATAAACCATTAACCAAAGGGAGGTACAAATCATGTATGGGATGATAACTTTAACAGAATTAGGAATAATGGAAGCAGTGAAAAGAGCCATGAAACTCACTGCAGCATTTGTTGTAGGATTTGGGTCAGTATTTTCACTGTTCTACTTCTAAGGAGAACTCCATAAATGTCCCTAATACCCTTATCCTCATGTCATAACTGTCGTCCAGACCTCTGGAGAACGCTAAAGCGCCCAGCCAAGGGAGCCTATTACTGTAAAAATTGCGGTAAGTGGGTTAAGGCAATACTAAGGAAAAGAAGGGAAAAACCTAATGCCTAACTTGGGAAAGGAGGGGGAAGAGTTAAGATGAAAGACTTCAGACAACGAACAATCATAGAGACTTCAACTGATAGAAGGATCTTAGTGAGTAAAACTCGAAAATCTAATGGTTACGGAGAGATTTTCATCTACGCTAAGGGAAGACTACTTAAATTCCGCAGTACAGATGATAGCCATGAGACAGAGGTAAACACTTTGCTTCAACTACTCATCAAAATAGTAAATCATCCTTGTCTCTTGGAGGAAGAAGAGGAAGACTAATGCTCAAGACTTGGACAGGTACTCCACCAAAGAAATGTGACATCTGTCATACTCCAATAATAGAGGAGTTCATAGATGGAAAGATAGCCTTGACTACAATGTGGGCTTTCTTCTGTCCAAAGTGTCATGAGGCTAAGGGAAGTGGTCTTGGACTTGGCCTTGGACAAAGATACAAGCTAACTGCTTGGGAAGGAGAAGAGATATGGCTGAAAGTAGAGGGATAGACAATGGTTCACTTATGGAAGAAAAGGCAAAGACGTGGAGACAAGCAAAGAAGATCATTAAGGGGCTGACCCAGGAAGAGGCAGAAGCAAGAATAGAGCATATCAAATACGCACTCCACCAAAGAGCAAGTAACCTTAAACAACTCGAACTTCTCGTTGCAGGAGAGAGGGAGGGGGTAGCCTACCTTCAGGAAGAATTCACAAAACTCCAGAAAGTACTCACACCAATAACCAAAGTAAAACTTAAGACAAAGAAGAAAGCATCTAACTCCCTGTGGGCAGAGGCCCAGGAGCTTTGGGGTACCTTTACTCCGAAAGAGAAAGCAGAGATTCTCAAAGAGAAGGAGGCAAGAAAATGAATTTAACACAGGCAGAAGAGAAACTCAGTGAACTCCAAAAAGAACTTCTCAAGCACCTTTGTCCACTTACTAAAGACCTTTGCAGAAAAGATTGTATGTCTTATTACGAGGGAGATACTCGCGCAGACTCTTACGAACAAGATGAGTGGAGAGTTATATCTCCTCGATGTGAAAGTCCAATAGTAACTGGAGTAATTGTTGTAGAAACTTAGAGGTAGCCCAATGAACAAACTCCAAAGAAAACTCAAGCGTCTGGAGGAGCTCTTTGAGAAGACTCCAGAGAAGGCAACCCTACGAAGAGCAAGAATCCTTAGACAAGCTGAGAAGGTAACAACTAAGCTGGAAGAACTGAAGAGGGGGGTGAAGGTATGAGTATAATAGAATATTCTTACGAGGACGGAATTAAGATAAGGGTAGGAGATACTATAGTATTTACAATAACCAAGTTTGACTTTACTTCAGAAGAACCTCCGAGCTCCACTTATCCAGGAGCTCCCTCAGATATAGAGGTTCTTGAAGTCTGGGGAGAGAATGAGGGAAGGAAACCCTTCCTAATCACACCTGAAGCAGCCGGAGTTTTTGTTAATCTCTATGGAGGAGAGCTTCAGAGGGAGATTCTCCTCCGAAGGAAAGCTATAAATGAGTCTTGGAATCTTGAGAGAAAACTTGAGGAAAGGGAAAGCAAGAGGCTTCGAGACAATGACTGGGGGATAAGGATAGATAGATAAGGAGGAGAGACAATGTTAGCAATAGGAAATGATGAATTAGAAAAAGCACCTCCTTTAGGAGATTTCATTCTGTGTACTGTATGTGGTAAGAGACACAGAATTGAATTTGGAGATGAAGTTCTAAAGGATGGCACTAAGAAACAATCAAAACTATTAGCATTTTATAAATGTGGAGGTAAGTCGTATCTTGCTGGTATCAATGGAAAAGACATTAGATGAAGAAAAAAAGGAGGATGAGACTATGCCAAGAATAACAAAAGCAGATCTAATGAATGAGTTAGCTCACTCTAACAAAGAAGTATATAGACTCCAACGAGAAGTCAGCCTTCTGGAAAAAGAAGTAAAATTCCTACGGAGTCCTCATGTACGACTTGATAGTATGACAGTAGCCTTAGAGCGGATTTGCGATGCTACGGCTCATGTTCTTACAGATCTAAAAACCTTAGAGTTGAGAAGGAGGTAAAATTATGAAAGCATTAGAAGAAAGACTTAATGCCAGAAAAGTCGAGTATGAAGCACTTATTAAAGCTGAGTATGCGGTCGAGTCTGTTCTCGAGAAAATTCTTCCTCTATTCCCAGAGAATACTAACTTTAGTGGTAATGTTTATTCTGAGTTCGCTTATCTCTACATCACAATTGACTCAGTTGAGGAGTTTGAAGAGAACATCATCTCAGAATTGTCCGAAGTCCTGAAGGTAACCTGGGAGAGAAGTGTTGATGAAACTGATATTGTCCACAGGGCTGACATCCTTGCAGATGAGAACTATTGTATCTATATCACTGTATCCTCAAAGCCTACTGACTCTTGTAGAATCATTGCAGTTCCCACAGGAAAAGTCAAAAGGGTCTCAAAGGTTGTCTGGGCAGATGAAGCTGAAGTAGAGTATATGGTAGACTGTGGTGATCCAGTAGAGGAGAAGAAGAAGGGAGAACTATGAAAGAAGAAGAGGGAATAATGGTACTCCTTAAGGTAATAGATAATATGCTTGAGGACAGCAAAGCCTTAGAGAAGCAAATTGCTGTACATATAGACAGCCCTTCAGCATTAACTCCTTGGAGGTTCAAAGAACGCTTCTTGACTCATGTATCCAAGAGATTAATGGTAGGTATAGTAGAAACTATATCAGAGGCTTGGGATGATGCCTGGACAGAGCATATAAACGAAAGGGAGAGTCGTAATGACTGAAAATACAAAAGGCTACCTTATTGGTAAGAAGGATAAGTATAAATATAGCGTAGTCGGAAGGTACTTCAAAGAAGGAGAAGAAAATCACCTCTTAAAAGACACAAAGTTCTTTCAAAAACAACTCAAGGGGACTGGTGACCTGAGTCTTTTCCATCCCCTCAAGGTAGTACTTGGCTCAGCCGGATTTGGTCATATCAGGCCACTCACATCAGATGAGAAGAAAGCTCTGGGGAAGGAGAAGTAAGAATGGAACTAAGAATATTTCCTATAACAAAGAAGACTCATCCAAAGCCCTTCAAAAGGACAAAGCTGTTTACCTACAGAGTATCAAAGGATGCTTATAAACATAGCGGAGTAGGAATACTACTCCATTTTATTGGTATCTCCTTCGGTATCCAGTATCCTTCTGGGAAAATCTTTGATGAAGAAGAGAGAGAATGGACTTAATAAAAGCCTTTAAGCCAATCTTAGTAATATCCATAGAGAATCTTCCTCCAGGATATAGTAAGGGAGCAAAGATTGAAAAGAATGTTATAGCAAAGTGTATGGAGGCCCTTGGGGAAGAGTATGTACTTCTCTTTGATCAGGAACACAGTAATATCTATATCTCTGGAAAGATAAAATGACCTACACCAAGAAATTCAATGCAGCAAAGTTCACTCATCTTACAGAAACTTTCAAGAACCTCCTTGATCTCTCCCCAGGCGAAAAGCTCACTCTGGGAGGGATGGAGATAGGAACTCTCTTTCGCACCAGATGGCTCGTCTACGACTGGCTCCACCATATGGGACTTAGGAAACAATTCAAAGTCTCTCAAAGAGAGGGAGAACTTGTAATAATAAGAAAAGGAGGGCTTTCTCCTATTCTGAAGAGAGAGACTCCTTCCCTTGCAGAACTTGAACCACTTCTCAAAGATATGCTCCAAGTAGATGATGCAGTAGCTTGGCTTCGAGAAGCACGAAGAGAGAAAAAAATCACTGCCGAGGAGATGGGCATACTCCTTGATCGCTACAACGAAATCATGATATGAGGGAGGTAATTATGAATAAGAAAGTAGAATTCAAATGGTCTCGTTGGATGCTTAGGCTTAATAAAGATCGAAGACTTGTCTTAGGGAGAGATGCTGCTATTGTTGGCACAGAAATTTGGGGTTATGTTGAGCTAGATCTTCTTAGAATGATTAAAAATCATTTAGTAGGTCTCCTTCCTATTTGGAAGGTGTGGCAAACAGAAAAGTTTTGTACAGAAAGAGATATGTTGGAATACTATGACTTCACCAAAACCGATTCCTTGGACAACACTACACACAAGTGATAGAGAGGAACATAGATATTATACTTGTGAACATTACAATGATTGCTTAGATAAAGCAGCTAAAGGTCGTTGGGAGAGTTTTACTTGCCTTTACTGCTCTTGCAACAAACTAATGAAGGAGGAAGAATGGAAGAAGCAAGAACGGATGAAGAAGTTACGGATATCAAAGAGGCCCTTAAGCTTATAGAGGTAATAGTTCTTGGACCTGGGCCAGAAGTATGGGCAGAAGCACTCATGAAATCAGAAAGAGCTGTTCCTCTTGGGCTGCCAGAATCAGTCTATAACTTCCATCAGAAACAAACAGCTCCTCTTTTAAATCTTGTCTTTCAGAAAGTCTTCTTATACGGACTTCGGGCATTAGTTGAGGAAGTAGGCCCAAAAGAACTAATTAAGAGACAGGAACAACTTAAGAAATTTTCCAAGGGAGGCCAAGATGCTGGATAAGGAACTTAGAGAACTTGGCCCTCCGAAGATCTACGATAATACTATACTCAGTAACATGACTAAGTGTCCTCGTAACCTCTATTGGTTTCTTCGAGGCCTGGATTACAAGATCTCACCCACTTACTTCACCTGGGGCAGAGCCCTTGGTGTAGGCCTCAATACCTGGCATGTTACTCAGGGGAAGGAAGAGCCGAAGATGCGGTTGGCCAAAGCTATTGTAGATGCTCAGGAAGAATGGGAAAAGGATAACCCAGTAGAAATTGGTGATAACACCTGGGATAACCTTGAGAATTGCCTCAAACTCTACGTTGAAGTCTATGGAGTAGAGGAGCCTTGGACTATGCTATACGACACAGGAGAGCTTGGCTTTGCTCTTCCAATTCCAGGAACCTCAATCTCCTACGGAGGAGCTCTTGATGCGCCAATAGTGTGGAATCCCTATGGAATCCTTGTAAGGGAGGATAAATCTACTGGGGGCTACATAACTGATGCCTACCTCGATCAATGGAATCATGCTTCCCAAGTTACTGGATACCTCTGGGGGCTTCACCAAGTCACAGGTGAGGAACCCTTCGGAGCCTACATGAATATAGTAAGTAAGAGGCCTCGGAAGGAGTCACAAGATAGATTCTACAGGCTTCTCGTCAAGCGGAGTGAGTGGGAGCTTGCCCAATTTATGAGAGATACAGTACTTCTTATTGATGATATTAGGAGAGAGTATGACCGTTGGCTATGGCCGAAGCTCGGAGAAAGAGATCCTATTAACTGTGCTGGGGGCATGGGAAGGAGTGCTTGCCTCTACCGGAGACTTTGCAAGACTGAAATGGAACCTTGGGAGCTGGAAGAAACCTATGACTTTGACCAAGAGTTCCTATGGAGAGAGAAGAAATGGGAGCCCTGGAAGAGAAAGGGGGAGAATGAATGAAGTACACTTTATTTTTATATTATCAAAGTAGTCCCAACATGAAAGTAGAACAGGGACTATTAGAAACCAAAGGGGTCTATTCAATGTATTACACTCGTATATCCTACTCTACAGAGGAAGAGTATATTACAAGTATCAAAGACCTAATTAAATCCTTAGAACAAAGATTAAAGGAGGTAACAAGCAATGGATGAGACTGAAAAGTTAGTATGGAGCCAAAAGAACCGCAAACAAAAGATAGAAAGTTTAAATATCGAATTAAGTAAGGTGAGAACGAGAGTTTTTTCTTTAGAAGAACAGTCTTCTTGTCCTCATAGAATAGGAACTTGGAAACGAGAGATATGGACTCCAGCTAACAAAGAATTCGATTATAATAAGGTATGTAGTAAATGCAATAAGGTCTTAGCTCATGGTGACATACACTATAAACTACAGGATGAACTTAAAGATGCAGAACAAAAAGTACAAGAACTTAAAATAGAAATTGAAAGTAGAAGGAAGGAGAAAATGACTAATGTCTGATAACTTATTTCTAAATAGTAAGATTATAAAAGTAGCTATTGACTCTGGAGAGTTTATAATCTCCACAGAAAATACCAAGATTTGGTTTGCTCTTACTAATCCTATTGACTTCAAAAATCAAGTCCTCTGGGCTTATGAGAAGTACTTGAGGGAAAGGAAGGAGAAGGCTAATGACAGAAAATGATAAAAGAATTAGGGTCTTGGAAATGATAGCGACAGACATGAAAGACGATGCAGAAAACTTTGATGGTCAGCCTTTTGATGGAAAGACCGTCGCTGAATACTTTGGAAGTCAGGGGGCAGCTATATCAGCATTGGCTGGTATTATGAAGTCAATCTTAGAACAAATAAAAACGAAGTAGGAGGTAGACCTATGAAACTCGAGGAAACTAAGCTTTGTATAAAATGTGGAGAGATATTCGATGTTCCTACCCCAGGACACTGTCCTTGCTGTAATGAGGACTCCTGGGTCTGGGTTATGGCATTTATGAGTAGTGATGTAAAGGAGGAACTCTTTAAGACCGGAGTTCTTTATAATATATCAACTACAGCAAACATAGGGAAGGCAGGTGATTAATGCTTAAATCAACAGTAGCCAAGAAAGCCGGAGTCCTTGAAAGGGTTATCCCAGCTCGAGATATGGAGATAGGGGAGAACTATCTAATTAAAGGATTCCTTGCTGGGCCAAGTGGAAGTGGAAAGACCCAATCCTCAATAACTCTCCCAAAGACTAAAGAGAAGCCTCTCCTTCTTGTTGACTATGATGGAAGAGCTGAGACTGTAGCAGGAGAGGAGGCAGTTGTAGTTCTCAAGCTCTTTGACCCAAATCCAGATAGTCCTAAAGCTTGGGATGAGGGGGAGAGCCTCCGTAAGGAACTCTGGACACTTGCCAGAGGAGAAGATTTCCCTTACTCCGGAGTTATTGAGGACTCCCTTAGTATGATGGCAAGAATAGCAATGAATAGTGCAGTCTTGCTTGACCCGAAGAGAGGTCTTGGCGGAGCTCCGGCAAAGCAACATTGGATGCCTCAGATATACTACCTCGTAAAGCACATCAACTCTATGAGAATGCTCCCATGTCACTACGTTCTTACTGGACACATGGAACTCCTTGCTGATGAGGAGAGTGGAGCTATAAAAATCCTCCCCAAAGTGACGAGAAGTCTTCGAACAGAGCTTCCAGCTTGGTTCAACGAGACTTACTATACCCATAGGGAAAGAGGGAAGGATAAGATTCAGTATTACTGGACTACAGCCGGAACTGGGAAGTATGAATTCTTTAAGAGTACCCTCAACAACAAGGGGAAATATTGGACTGATCCAGTAGAGATTAACTTTGACAAATCTCCTGTGGGGTTTGAGGGACTACTAAAGAGGAGGTTTGGGAAGTGACCATTGACTGGCAAGCTCTTGCAGAGCGGAGAAGCTACCCAAATATTAAGAGTCTCCTTATTGACCGATACTACAAGAAGGATGAGAATAGTATCCAGATCGGTGAGTATATTGGAGCTACTGATGCCTCAGTAAGAAATATTATGAGGGCTCTTAATCTCCCAAGGAGGCAGAAGGGACATTCAGTAGGAGCAGGAGTTCTTGCAAGGCTCATAGGGATAAGAGAGGGAGATAGAAGTCTCCTTGATGCAGAACAACTTGCTAAGAGAGTAGGAGCTCATCCTACTACAGTGAGGAGACTTATGGCAGAGAATAATTTAACTTATAAAAGGAGGAAGGAGAATGGAGAAAATAGATAATAAGGTAGAATACAAAGATTGGAATGACACTAAAATAATGAAGCATACTTGTCACTTGGACTTTGTTGACTTTAGCCAAGCCAACATTAAAAGATGTGAGGATGTTTTTCACCCCTTAGATTCCTGGTCTTTGAGTGATTGGGCTACTGCTGCTGTAGGAGAGCTTGGTGAAGCATGTAACTTAATTAAGAAATTAAATCGAGGTGAAAATATACCACTTGATTTAATAGCGGAAGAGTTGGCTGACTGTGTTACTTACATTGATTTGCTTGCAACTCGAATGGAGAAAGAACTTATGTACGAACTTATTAAGAAGTTCAATAAGGTTTCCAACAAAAAAGGGAGTGATGAGTATCTTAGAGGTAATGTACCACAAAGACAATTCTTTAATATTACTTGATACTATTTGTAATCGTAATAGTGAGTCTTTATTAATAGTTTATATTGATCAGCCATTTCCAAAGGAAGGAGGTGAGAAAGAACCATAATCCAAGGAAACATTCAATTTTTGAATCTTTAACTCAAAACACTTCAACATAAGGAGGTTTAGATGGGTACTTTTAAAGTAGGAAAGTCGATTGATGATATTGAGGAAGCTGTGCTTATGCCAGTAGACTGGTATGAGTTTGAGATTAGTGATGATCCAGTACTTAAGCCAAATAATGCCCTTAAGAAGATGGTTTCCGAGGATGCAACCGATGAGGAAATCGGCCAAGCTATTGAAGAGAATGAAAAGGCTGGCTTTAATTTGACGGTCTCTTTACGTTCTGAATCCCCGGAAGTCCAATTCGATGGAAGGAAACTTACAGCTTGGCTACCTTATCCCTCTGCCGCAGATGAAGAACGCTACGATGGAAGGGGTATGAAAATCTTTGACTCTAAATTCGAGAGGCTTGTGGACTTTGTCACAAAGTTCGGAGGCTCAGTGGACGAAGGTGAGAAGGGTGAGACTGAGATAACTCTTGTCAAAGGGATGAAAGGTTGTTGCTACGTTACTCAAGGGAAGATTCCTGATAGGGAAGAGCTCGGTAACTCTGTTGACATCTTCGCAGGGTTTAAGGAGTATGGAGAGTAAGGAGGAGGTGTGTTGGTAGGTACGAGGGCAGGCCACCCTCAATAGTGTGAAGGGGGAGTCCCGCAAGGACACGACCTGCCAGCACAAAGGCGGTGAGGGGTTGGTGAGTAGACAACGGGGAGTTACTCTTTAAGAGCCTACGCATGCGCTTACCAGCCCCAAGCCGCTAACATCAGGACATGAGATGGGAAAGGAGAGGTATAAAAGATGAGAGAATTAATTGAAACTGTTGTGTATGATAATTTTGTATCAGGTCTTTATGAGATACATTCAGGGATAAAAGGTACACCGTTAGAGGCATATCTAATGCCAATGGATGATTTAAACTACAAAGAAAAAGATGCGTGGTT